CCCGCTGCATCCCCAGAAGCTTGGGCTGAGTACCAAGGTGATGCTTTGGCCACCAGTGACGTACCTGTGCAGCCACATGGCTTTATCAATGACATAACAAAAGGTGGCGCCCAAGAACTTCTCAGCAAGTTAACGCCAGGGCAGATTGCAGATGCAGATTTTGGTTTTGAAAACGCAGCTATTTTTCGCCAAGACTACATAAATGGTGATATTAGTGTTGCAAACACCGGTAAGTTGTTTCTCTGGTCTTTCTTGTCTAAAGGCGTAAGCCCATATGCCCAAGAAAGTTTATTTTTAGATAGTTTTAATGGCATTGACCAATGGATTGAAGCCGCATCAAATGGCACCATTGAATCACGCATGGAAGAGTACAAAGCATGGGCGGCAACAACTGCCCCAAAGGGCTCAGGGAAACCTGGCGCCGGTGCTATCCACAATCTAAACGCTTTTGGTAAAGATTTCCTAGTAAAGATGGCTAAACCAGTTAGCAAAGATGAGCCCAGAAGTCGATTACAGTATATCCATGATTTAATGTCTGATCCCGACATGACTGGCCAACAGATACGCCGTGAATTTGTAAAATTGGGCGAAGGTGTAGGCATTGATAACAAGGTTGTCTCATTTACCCTTCTTGTTGCTGGTTTTGATGACGTTATGGTTCTAGACCGTGTTCAAATGCGGCAGCTTTACAACGATGGGCGCTTTGACGGCATCAATTTGTACGATGGGTATAAACAACAAGATCCCGTTGACGGTAAATCAAAAGTTGTTACTGGCTCAACTATGGCCCCACTAACGAATGGTGTCAGAGGCTTAATGATGTATGAGGCTTTAGAAAAGTCTTTAGGTCAGCGCATCCAACAGATTTACTCAGACGTTGGACGACCACAATCAGCGTCAATTGGCCGTTACCATTGGGACACCTGGGTTGCCTCATCCGAACAAGAGGCATCCCACGGATCCATAGACGCAATTCTTGCCCAAGCTTCTGGGGATCCTAACCCGTTAGAAGGTGTAACTGCCAAAGAAGGCGAGTATGGTGCGTATGCTTATGGAGCTCAATATGGGCTTGAAAATGGCGCACCAATGTTTACATATGAGGTACCGGATCGTGGTACCTACAAGTTCACAGTCCCAGAGTTCACGTCTTTCTTGAATGATATCAAAAGAAAGGCTAAAAGTAACAAAGTAATACCCTCTGGTTTTAGTGTAAAACAGAGTGGAAATGCGCCCTGGTACACCCGAGAAGGTGTTGACCTAGACGCCCTAGCAGAGAAGGCAAATGAATATGGCCAGCAAGTTCGAGGAGAGGATGGCGGCATACGGCAAGATCAAGCAGTTCCCGATGGACGCACCGTTGATGCCGTTGGGGACTCCAGTTCCGTCCCAGCCCTTAGAATCCCAGACAGAAACACCATCCCTCAAGCCCCGCGACGGAGCCCTTTCTCAAGAGTAACCGCCGCTGAGGTAAAACCATTTAGGTCTATTGCTAAAGTTCCATTTGAAATTGGCAAAGAGGGCTCTCAAGATCAAGATGGCATCCAAGATATGGATCGTGCCTTAGATCTCGCACATGCCCTAGGGATGACTGTAAGGCTATTTGATAATCAAACTGATTTACTAGGCGCCTCAATGAGTGGTGATGCAGGGTTACGGGGTCGTTTTACACGTTCCATGACTAAAGGCGCTGAGGGTACAGTGTTTGGCTTAGTCCCAGATTCCAAACTTGAAGATGGAAACACAGTGCCTGGTATTGAGGCTCTTGTTACATTGCTTCACGAAATCAGCCACGGAATGACAATGTCTCCTCAAGATTTGTCCAGCCCACAGTTGAAGAACGATGAATTCTACAATTCAAAGACTAGAGAATATGATTACGCCCCTAAAGGATCTTTTGCTAATAGTGCTATAAGACCCCTACTAGAAGGGACGGGTGATGCCGACATCTTAGCTGAGATAGATAATCTTCAAGAAAACATCGATGCTTACACCACCAAGGACCCAAAACAACGAATAGCAATTAGGCAATTTCGTGAGATCGCAGCAAAGATAAAGCCTTATGTTGATTCCCAGAATATAAAGTACCGAGAAGCCCGATTAAGAATGGACACAGATGAAATGGCATTCCTTGAGTCCCAGATGAAAGACCTAGATCGCCAGGCAGATGGTATCAATTCTTATATCAAAAACACTAGGGAAATGGCCGTAGATCCTAATTGGGTTTATTTACTCAACCCTAAGCTTCTTAAAGCAGTCGCGCCAAAAACCGCAAAACTTCTAAAAGACTTCTACCGCAAAGGTGGCAATAAAACTATTCAATTCTACTCACAGCCATTTGCAGTGATTGCCGCAATAGTCATGGCAATGTTGGCAAAAGGCCAAGCCGAGGAAGAACAAGAAAAGCAACAAATGCAGATGGCTATGTCGGGTGCTTTAAGCAACCAACCACCGCCACCAGGTATTTTATCAGCGGCTTAATATGGGGGCTCCTAGCGGGGCCCCTTTTCTTTAGGAGAGCACCAGTTATGCATAAAACAGCTTTGGATTTAGTCCCAGTATTACGGGCAATTGAGGATGTACAGCATTCCCCCTTGCTCACACCGGCCCAGCGCGAGGCAATCTGCCTAGAGTTACACCACTCACTACCGGATCCAATGTTCTGCAACAACGGACGCATCACCCTGCACATCATACAGACTATACTAAGGAGTAAAGATGGGAGCACCAAACCAGCCGAGGTTAAAAGCCCCGCGACCAGCAAAGAACCCAAACATGGCGCGGCCAGCAAGCAAAAACCCATTCGCAAAACAACACCTAACACCCGAGGGAAGAGCAAAGCACCGGCTGATGCTGGCAAGTCGCTCCAATAAAGGCGGTCGCCCCCAGGGCACCCCTGATGGTTATACTATGGAGACCATCACCCCTATCCGAAAACAAGCAAAAGCAGACGCAGAACGGATTGTAACTATCATGTCTGAAGAAAATGGAATTGACGATGTCTACGCCATTGAAGCACTAAAAGCCGCTGTTGAGATCATGCGTGAGCCTGGACAAAACAGAGACCGGCTAACAGCTGCCCGAATGGTCCTAGATTTCACAAAAACCAAACCCGCCAGCAAACAAGAAGTGCTAATCGGTAAAGCCGAAGAGTTCTTAGATTCTTTACTGGTGCAAACACCAGAAGAAGAGCAAATCACTGATGGAACAGAGACATAAAGACGTAAGGAAGAGGCTTCTAGACGATTTTGGCTTCTACTCAAAGTCAGCGCTTAAAATTAGGACCAAAGACGGCGATATCAAGCCATTAAACCTAAATCCAGCCCAACAGACCCTACAAGCCGCTGTAGACGCTCAGATGGCCTCTGAGGGCAAGGTACGGATCATTATCCTAAAGGCCCGACAGCAAGGTTTAAGCACTCACGTTGGCGGGTATCTGTATTTCAACGTGTCCCAGCGCAGAGCATGTAAGGCAATGGTTGTTACACACCACAGTGACAGTACCCGTGCCCTCTTTGACATGACAAAGCGTTATCATGAGAACTGCCCTGAGCTCCTAAAGCCCCACACTAAATACAGCTCCCGTCGAGAGCTGACCTTTGATGTTCTGGACAGTTCTTTTGTTGTTGCCACAGCTGGTGGCGAAAGCATTGGCCGAGGTGAGACATTAACTCACGTTCATGCTTCTGAGCTTGCCTTCTGGCAGAAGTCTACCGCTCTGGAAAACTGGAATGGTATGACCCAGGCGGTACCTAACAAGCCAGGCACGGCAATCTTTATTGAAAGCACGGCAAATGGCGTGAGTGGCATCTTTTACGACCTGTGGAAAGGGGCCATTGATGGTACTAATGGGTATGTCCCTGTTTTTATACCGTGGTTTCTAGATCCAGAATATCGTGAGCCAGTTCCTAAGAAGTTTACACGAACTCCCGAAGAGAAGGCCCTGGTAAAGCTATATAAGTTAGACAACGAACAGCTGATGTTTAGGCGTCGTAAGATAGCCCAAAACGGCATAGATTTGTTTCGCCAGGAGTATCCAGCGGAGCCAGAAGAGGCTTTCCTAACAACTGGTCGCCCAGTGTTTAATCCTGAGCTACTACAAGGAAGCCTGGTTGCCACTAAGGATCCCAAACAACGGATGGCCTTAGAGGGTGATGATTGGGTTGAGAACATGCGGGGTGAACTTACTGTTTACCGCACTCTAGATCCTGGTGAGACTTACATTATTGGAGCTGACGTGGCTATGGGCGTCCGTGGTGGTGATTGGTCGGTTGCCCAGGTCTTGGATTCTAAGAAGCGCCAGGTTGCAAGCTACCGAGCTCAGATACACCCAGATTATTTTGCCACCGTCCTATATAAACTTGGTGAGCTATTTAACATGGCTCAGATCATAGTTGAGAATAATTCCCACGGTATTTTAACATGTACCAGGCTGGGCAAAGATATGGCCTATCCGCATTTCTTTACTGAATTACAAATCGATAAATTAACCGATCGAGAAACACTAAAATTAGGGTTCACAACAACCACGAAAACTAAGCCATTAATTATTGATGAGCTAAGGGCGGCGGTTAGAGATGGCTCCATTATACTCAATGATAAAACAACTATTAGAGAGATGCTTACATACATTGTGACACCCACGGGCGGTATGTCTGCCGAGGCTGGGTGCTTTGACGACTGCGTGATGTCTCTGGCCCTGGCCAATCACATCCATGAGGGCAGTTGGGAACCCATCCAAAGTACTGACGAATACTATATAGAAATGGTCTAATCTATGAATAAAAATGAATATAAAAAGCTAGATGATGATACAATCTGCTCAATTCTAGACGACAACATTCGAAAATCAATCGGCCATTACGATAGTCAGATATCCCGTGAACGAAAGCGCGTAATTGATTACTATAATGGGACCCTGCCACGCCCAGCCCACGACGGTAATAGTAAGTACGTTTCTCTCGACACTTTTGAGAGTGTGGAAAGCATGAAGGCAGCATTGCTGGAAACTTTCTCCACCGGCTCTAAGACCGTGAGATTTGCCCCCCAAAACGCTGACGATATAAAATTAGCTGATGTTGCCACAGAGTATTGCGACTATGTAGCCAACAGAAGTAATAACTTGTTCGAAGTAATGCAAAACGTGATCCATGATGGTCTCATTGCAAGAACTGGAATCTGTAAGGTATTCT